TATAATTGGGACCATTTGGGTGAATCGACATCAATTCCGATACTAGAGAAGAAATTTAAGTGAGCGTCATACCAAGCCGTCATAAAGTCCCCAAAGTACTTGCGAACAAGTATCAAAAAGGAGAAATTTCCGATGACAAAAGCACGACACTTACCTGCTTCGCACTTTTCATTAGCTACGCGAGCGTCCTTTTTGCAGTCGAGCCATAGAGATTCTACCCTCTTGCCCTGTGCAGCTTGAAACTCTCGCTCGCCGATGCTAGTTTTCGCGGCTAAAGTCAACTCTCCATTCTCTTCAAACATACACATTTTTCCTTTTCCTTTCTTCCAGATAACATCTGGGTATCCTGGTGATGAATTCATGTTAATTGATTGCATAAAGCGGAATGATGGGTTTCCTTTAATATTTTCCTCTAGCGGTAATAAGATTGGAATTCTTTGTGGTCTTAAAGCATTCAGTACGATATCGTCGACATTCTGTGTTATTCTCTTCACGTCTTGTGGAGCCCATGGAATGGTTGGATAGCAATATTTTTCTACTTGTTTTCTCATTGGATCGAAACCCAAATTAACAATCTCTGAGCGAGTCAGAGGAGGGCGCGTTGCCGGTGGAAATGCTACTCCATGAATTGGTGATCTCCTAAAATCTGTTCTCTCCATCGAAGAAGGGGACAGTTCAGGACGGAGAACGCCCAAAGGAACACAGTCTCCTTGCGGAAACCAGTCCATCTGAGCAACCACTTCATTGTCTAATATCTCTGGATTGAAACATTCTTCGGAAGCAATTTTACAAGCTCCGATCCTCTCGTCAATAGTTTTCACTAACTCATAGAGGGACTCTTGGTCTACTACTGTCAAATAGCCATCGGTCGTAGATTCATCCCAGGCGGAATGTAAACCCAAAATCTTGTGCGGAACACGAGTGTTGTGCAACAAGACAGGGGATCCGCTATGACCAACTTGGACTGAAGTAATCTTGTAGGTGAATAAGTCTCGTAATAAGACTTTCTCGTCGTCTATCGTGTATTTAACAACGTCGTGAGCAACTCCTTCTGTACGATGTATTGTACCGGGAGATTTCATATCGTGTAAGTTAACACAATGAACGGTGAGACTTGGTCGAAAAATAACTCCAAGGTCTTGCCGGGTGACAAAGTGATGGATGCTAGATCTTCTCGCTGGAACTCTCGATCCAAACCTATAGACTGCATAATCCTTGCTGGCGACTGAAAGTGCTAATTTAGTCAAATCAATTCGCTCCATTATCTGTACTCCATTATGGTAAACATAGATACGTCTTCCTTCCTGGAAATAATGAGCAG